CTGAACTGTTCAGGTCAGCTCAAACTGAGCGGACCGTCTTTGTCCAATTTCCGTCATGCCATCACCCGCATCCATACGCGAGCCAGAGGCGCGCGCTTGCTGCTCCATGAACTCCGCCGTGTCTGTCAGCTTTTCCTCTTCGCGCAACGGCGCGTCGTGGTGAGCTTCCTGCATGTACTTCTCGTACAGGCTGATCGGGAGTTTGAAAGCGAGCATCTCATTGACGCCGATGAAGCCTTGCCAGTCGCCCGTTTTCACGGTGACATAGTCCCAGCCAGGCACATCGCTTGGCTTCAAAGGCTCATAACCCAGACGCATACGCATGTGGATGGAGTCACGAGGGTTCGAGGTGGTCAGCCAGCAGCAATGCCAGCCGTCGAGTTTTGGCAAGTCCGGAAGTGAGGACTGGTGGAACTGCTGTCGGAACATTTCAACCCGCTCATCATCGGACAGGGCACGTGATTCGGATACGGCGCGATCTACCATTGCGCGGTTGTCACGGTTGTCACCAGCGGATTTCTTTAAGCGTTCGTCAGACATGTCTCGCTCCTTTCAGCGATTGGGAAAAATTATAGGTCGAATTTGGAAAAACACAACGCGATTTTTTACGCGCGGTTGTTGCGGTCATATTCCGCGTAGCGTTTGACGTATTTTGTGCGCAGGACAGGATCGTCCCAAACACCAGCGTCAATCAAGGCCTGCTTGCGCTCAGGGCTTACATAAACCTCGGTCCGGGTGGACGTCGGCGCATGCTCGCGGCCAGAGCCAATCGCTGGGCCGCCGCGTTGTTGGCGCGGAGCTTGCTGCGACTGCTGGCGTGGGCTGGCCTGTGGCTTGCGGGACTCACCAAATCGCTCGGGCAGACGGCGCGCAGCTCGGTCGCGCAGCTCGTCCCAGTACTCCTCGGTGTCGGGCTTGAAGCCCTCGCGCACCAAAGCGCCGTCGATGGCCAAAACGATTGCGCTGTCCTCGTCCTTGCCTTGCATGTCATACCAGGGGTTGTCCTGAATGAACTCCTTGGCGTAGTGCATGGTCATGTCGTCCATGCCTTCGGATTGCTTGGCTGGACGCTGCTGGGCAGCTTGCTGCTTTGCAAACGCCAACTGTTGCGCTTTTTGCAAGGCTTGGTCGCGGTAGCGCATGGCCTGCGTGACGTCCTCGCCGTTGCCAGCGGCCACAGCCTTGGCGATCACTCGCTCTGCCATCTCCGCTTCGTTTTTCGCTTGGCTGATCTGCACATCGATCTGCGAGAGGTCGGCTTGGTGCGTGCGCTGCTCCACGGTACCCAGGCGGCGCTCAAGATCGTCATTGCGCTTGCGCAGGAAGCTCAGCTCCAGCTTGTCGCGGCTGATGGCTTCATCGCGGCGCTTTTTGCGATCGAGTTTTTCCAGGCGGCGACGCTCACGGATTGCCTCGCGCTCGGCATCGGTGCCGTTGATGTTGCCCTCGTCGTCGTTGTCAGACAAGCGCGCATCGCCGTCATCGCCGTCGTTGTTGTCGTCTTGGTTTTGGTTGTCGTTTGGTTTGTCCTCAACGATAACGATTTCATCATTGTCGGGACGCTCGTCGTCTTCTTTCAGTGCTGGCATGGTTTAGGCTCCTTGTGTGATTGTTTCGGCCAGCTTGCTACGCAGCTCATAGCCCATGAGGGGCCAAATCTTCTGCACGGCGTTGGCACGGGCGATCTTTCGACCGATCTCGGCGTCAAAGTTCTCAGGGCTGGCGCAGGCCGACTCACCTGTGACGGTGAAGCCGTTGCGCAACGTGAGCACGCAAAACGTCAAAAGCGTCAAAGACAGTGGAACCATGGTGTCTGTGTATCCGTCGCCGCCACTACACAGGGCAGCGCCACGTTTGCCGTGCTCCCCAGTGAAGTAATGTTCACCAACAATATTGATCTCAATGTCGGAGGGCGTGATGCGCGGGGCGGTCAGGCCCTTGGCTTGGATTTCTTGCTCGATGTTTTGGTCGTTGCTCATGATTGAATGCTCCAGTCTTCGGCCAGCACATCGGTCTGGCTGGCAAGCCAAGGGACCACGTTGTTTTGGGCCGTCTTCATTGCGATGTAAGCGCCATAAGGCACCATGTCGTTGGGGAAAAACCCAACCATTGTCCCCAGCGTGTTGCGTGACGCCGGGTACTCTGCGGCTGGGACGTAGTAGAGAAACATACCCTTGCCATTCCAGCCAGCGCGGGCGACCTTTTGGCCAACCTTTAGCGCCTCAATGGCTTGGCCAAATGTCATCCCGTCGCACTTGCGGTAGGCGCGGTCAAACACCTCAGAGGGCGACCAGCTCACATACCCCGCGTAAGTGTCGGTGTTGCCTTTGCCGCCGTCCAAGTACTCGACCAGGTAGCCAGCGTCTGCTGGGTTCTCGTCTGCTGGGACAGTCCAGCCACGGAAGGCGTTGTACTCAGCCCGGGTCATGGGCTTAGCGTTGATCAGTTTGGTTCCGATGTAACGTTCCATGTCAGCCCCCGTCAGATGAACGCACGGATGGCCAGCGGGTCGCCGGTCACCTGGCCGATGATGTCCAGATCGTTAAAGATCACGAACAGAGCGGACTCGCCGTTGGACAGCGAAACTTCCCAGCGATCGCCGCCGTACTTGGGCACGCGAACGTAATCACCAGGTGTGCACCAGCTGCCCTCGGGCCACGGGTCCATGGTGTTTCGATTCTTGAAGGCGAGGGCACCAACGGAGACGACCCGGGCAACTTGGGTGTTCCACTTTTCAGTGTCCCGTGAGCCGTTGTCGATGATGATGCCGGAGGCGGTTTTAGTCCGAGGGGTGCGGATTTGCACCAGGACACGGCTTCCAAACGGGGTGATGCCGGGGTCGGCGGTGGGGAACGCTTCAGCAAACGCGTCTGAGGTCATCTTCTGCTCCTTTCAGCAGGTGTTGTCGGCCGCCACAACGGCTGCCGTCCAATCGGGTCGGTGGCCACAACGGCCACCTTCAAAAAATCAGCACAGACCAGTGCAAATCACAGGTCTCGGTCGCCGTGTCGCTCGTCGTCCAGAAGGTCAAGCAGGGCTCTGATGGCAGCTTCGTATCCAGCAACCATGCCCACTCGGTATCCGTACTCGAAAGCGTCACGCTCGACCGGGCGCTTGAGGGCTTCAAGCGCAAAGACCTGCTGGTCAGCTTTGAGCTTTCCGAGCAGGCGATCTTCGATGGCCATTTAGCAGGGCGTCTTAGGCATCGAGGGGGCAGCCGGAGTCGTCTGGCCAGTGACGGGCTGGCCAGCGGCCATGCGGTGGTGTTGAGGTACCAGGGCCGAATTCAAAGGCACGGTGCTTGATTTGGGTTTGTCGTTCATGGGAGGCTCCTTGTGAAAATTAACGTGTGCCGGGGTTGATGCCGGTGCCGGTGCTTACGGCGACTTTCTCGCCGGAGGCAATCTCTGCCGCTGCCAGGCGCATGGCTGTGGCGTTGTCGTCCGAGTTCATCTGCAGGCGAGCTGAGATTTCGGCCTCTGTGCGTTGGCTCTCGGCCATCTGGCGAAGCTGCTCGCGCTGCATGTCCTCCGCGCGCGACTGCTGCTTGTCTGCCAGTCCAGCGGCGTCGGTCTGTGCCTTCTGCACGGCTTTTTGCTGCTCCAGTTGCAGGCGCTGCTGGTCGGTCTGAGCGCGCTGCTGCAGGGCCAGTTGCTGCACCTGCGCATTGAGCTGCGCAATCTGCATGCTGTTGTCCTGCGGCATCTGGGGCGGCTGGGGTGCAAACTGCTGCGCCATCTCGTCGATCTTGGCCAACTCCTGCGCAAACTGCGCCAGCTGCTGCTCGATGATCTGTTGCACGCGCACGATGACCTGGACCTGCTGGCCAGCATCGTCCGTGATCAAGCCCTCTGACTCGGCACGCTGCACGGCCTCGTGGGCTTGCGTCAGGTAGAAGTTGAGCAGGTGATCGCGCAGGTGCAACGCCATCGGGTACAAATAGCTTTTGACGATCGACGGGTTCATGCCAAATATCGGCGACTTCAAGAACGCCAAGTGCGTCTGGATGTGCGCCACGTGGTCCTGCTTGGGAAGCACATAGACCGGGCGGCCCATCGATGCGGCCACGTTCTCGCTGACCGGATCGACGTCGTCTTGGCCAGGCTGAGGCTGCAACACATCTTCTGGGTTGAGCTTCAGGTTGCGCAGGAACATCTCCTCGACCTTGCGCATGTCGTACATCTGAGGCAGCGTGGCAGCGCGGGACTGCACGGCTTGCACCTGGGCAAAGCGCTGAGCCTCGCTGAAAATGGCCGGGTCGGACACAGGCACAACGTCCAGCGGACCGTCAAAGTCCTCGGGCTTCACATCCAGGCCGTTTTCCATGGCCTCGATGTCTTCTTCCGTCAGGTACGCGCTGTTGATTCGGTGCAGGATGCCAAACACGCGGGCCATGCTGCTGTGCAAGCGCGAGTGGATGGAGCTGAAAACCACCATGCCCTGCTCGATGAGCGCCAGGGTCGTGCCAACCGGGGCGTTGGGGTTTTGGTCGGACAGCTTCTCAAACGAGGTCTGCACCACACCCTTACCAGCGTCAACCAGGAAGCCAAGCAAAGAGAACAGCGTGGGGCTTGGGCCGTTAAACGGCAGGGCCATGGCCAGCTTGCGAATGTCGTCGACCAGCGCGCCGCCCTCGATCTCGACCACCTCGGTCGGCTGCACGTTGATCGTCTGGCCGCCAGGGCCGCCCTTGAGTTTCAAGAGCGTCGGGATGTTTTGGATGTGCGCCGAGTCCAGCAACGCACGCAGCGCGCCAGTGGCCGCGCCTGACAAGCCGCCGATCATGTGGGTCAGGCCAATCGGGTACGCGCCGCGCCAAGGCACGAACGGGAACTCGACAATCCAGTCCAGCTCCTTGCGGCGCTTGTCCTCTAGATCCCAATTGCGGTAAAGCGAGAGCGCCTTGCGCGTGGACTTGTCGATGCTGATGATGTACGGCTCCACGCCGTCACCAAAGTCCAGGTGGGTGTAAATCTCGAAGATGGTCCGCAGTCCGTCCTCGTTGTAGCTGGTGTCCTCGCGGCCCTCGATCTTGTCGTTGGCAATCGTGGCCTTGCTGAATTCGATCTGATCGGGCGAGCCAATGTCCACCTCGGTGTACATGCCAGCCTTCATGCGGCGGTTGAACTCGAACTTGGTCACGTACTGCACGTGCGTCTTACGCTCGGCAGAGTAGAAGTTGGTGGCCGCAAACGGCAGGTAAATGTCGTCGATCGCGATGAACTCGGCCATGGGGCGACGCCACTGGGGCGACCACATGAGCTTGAGGTACTGACCGCCGCCCAGGGGCAGTTGCGTGGACAGCTGCTCCAGCTCGCCACGGAACTCGGGCATTTGCTGGGTGGTCTGCCAGTTCATGAACTCCGACTTGCGGCGGGCTTTGTCCAGCTTCTCTGGATCCGCCGCGCCCTGAATCTTGGACTTGACCGGGCCTGAAGGCGGAAACGCCTCTTTCATGAATCGGGCGCTGAAATCGACGCAGGCCTCGACCAGCATCGGGTGCACGACTTTGTTGGCTCCGGAGAACTGAGCGCCGCCAGGGGCATCGTCGCCAAGGCCCGTGCGGCGCAAGCCCTCTTCATAGAGCTTGTCGCGCTTGGATCGGGCTTCCTTGTCGCGCTCGATCTTGTCGAGCAGGTCAACGACCGCGTCGCTGAGCATGCTGCGATCGACCTCGTCGACGATGTTGGCAAAGTGGGCCTTCTTGTCGGCCACATCGCGGTCGTTCTTCATCCGGACGACAGCGCCGCCGTCTTCGGTGTCCTCAACGTCCATCTCGTCGTCGTCGGGCATGGAGACGGTTTCGCCTCGCTGCTCGTCGTCGCCTGGATTCTCGTCTTCGCCTTGGTTCAGGAGTTCGTCCGCCATTGTGTTCAGCCTGCGTTGAGTGCGTGGAGCTCGTCCACGATGGATCCGATTCTAGCCGGGTCGAAGTCGCCTGTGTGGAAATTCGCACCACTTACCATGCCGCCCTGTGCAAATCCAACACGAGGATCAGAAGTCGGCTTCTTGTTAAAGGTGGACTTCACTTGCTCGGGTTTAAATGTGGCATAAACGTCAATTGGGTCTAAATCAGCGTGTAAATCAGACTCGTTAACGTTCTTAAAAATCACGCCATCATATTTCTCGTCGCGCGCAAAATCTGCAATTTCGTCCGTTGACATAAAAAATTTGTCGCGGGGGTCTCCAAATGGTATGCGGTTCCAGTCAGCGCCTTTTGCGTCAATTACAAAGGGCCGCTTCATTGAAAGATATGCTGGGGTCACGACAGAGTTTGGCAAGACATATTCTTCTTTTCCGGCAGCATTTTTTTTCATGTGAGCTCCCTTCATTGAAAACGTAGATGCAGCCGCTGGGTCGCTGGTAAACCAAGAATTTTTTAAGACTTCGCCTTCATCTCTTGCTGAACCACGAAAGACCCGCAATGGCTCGCCTTCTGGTGTTGCGGCCTTTGAGCCGGCAAACCACTGCTTGAACTCCGGTGTGTATTTTTCGACCAGATCACCAATGTTCTTTGCTGTGGCCTTTGCTGCCTTAACAGCACCGCCAGCCTGGTACCCGTGCACCGCGCCGCCACGGGCGAAGCCTTCGGGTGGCATGCCGCCCATCTCTTTGAGGAACTCCATAGTCGGGCCTGGAGTTGGTGGTGGCATTTCGGACTTAAGCGCGTCCTCCCATTCGGCGCGAGTCATGTAATCTTGAATTTTCCCTGCTGCTTTGGCTTTTTCAAATGCAGCTTCCCGCTCCGCCTTCGTAGCATAAAAACTTTCTGGGACGAAATTCGTAATCTCGTCAGCACGGTAAAGCCCAGTGTTTTGCAAGTCCCCCACCTTGCCAAAGTTCCCCGACCGCACGAAGTCCTGCACTGCTGGCAGGTAGTCCTCCTTCGGGGCCTTGTTGCCTTTGCCTTTGATCTGGACGATTTCTTGCGGTGCAGACGCTTGCGCTTCTTTGAATTGAGGGGAATATCTGACGTTGTAGCCTGTGTAACCCTCAGCCTTTAAAGCATCCTTGACTTCTTGAGGTTGACTTTGATACCAAA